GGCTGGGTCCATGTCGGGCCACAACGCGACGACGTTGATGCTGTCCAACCCCACCCGGTCCAGCGGCACGTTTTTCGAGAGCCACAACCGGATGGCGAATTCTTGGTGGACCCGGACGTGGAGCTGCGAGGATAGCCCGCTGGTGAGCGATGAGTTTGTGGATGAGATGCGCCTGCGCTACGGCGAGGAGAGCAACGCGTTCCGCGTGCGTGTGCTGGGGCAGTTCCCGCTGTCCGACGATAACACGATCATTCCGTTTCACCTGGTGGAGGCCGCGCAGCATCGCGACATCGTGGTGGCGGACGACACGGACGTCGTGTGGGGCTTGGACGTCGCCCGGTTTGGCTCTGATGCGACGGCGTTGTGCAAGCGGCAAGGCCCGGTGGTCACTGAGCTGCGCTCCTGGCGCGGGTTGGACCTGATGCAGACGACGGGCCGCGTGGTGGCGGAATACGAAGCCCTGCCCCCGTCTAAGCGCCCCACGGAGATACTGGTGGACAGCATTGGCGTGGGGTCCGGCGTGGTTGACCGTTTGCGTGAGCTGGATTTGCCTGTGCGCGGCATTAACGTGGCGGAAAGCCCCTCGATGGGCGACACCTACATGAACTTGCGGTCTGAGTTGTGGTTTAAGTGCAAGGCGTGGCTGGAGGATCGCTCGTGTAAGTTGCCGAAAGATGACCAATTGCAGGCGGAGCTGACGGCCATACGCTACAGCTTCACGTCGTCTGGCAAGATGAAAGCCGAGAGTAAGGATGAGATGCGCAGGCGCGGCGTGGGGTCGCCCGACCTGGCTGACGCGTTGTGCCTGACGATGGCATCCGACGCGGCCACCGCGCAGAGCGGCACGTTCAAATCTTTCCGCGGTGAGCTGCGACGCGGGATGCGCGGCATCGCGTAAATGTACTTTGTGCACTTTGTGAACGTACTGCAAAAAATTATATAAATATTTGGGCAAAACTGTATGCGCCAATATTTTTCCGGGAAAGTACATAAAGTACACAAAGTGCATGCATCGCGTAATTTTGGGCCTCCGAGAGCTGTGTGGTAATATTATACCAACACATTTTGGAGGTCATTATGGCGATGAAACCATGCAAGGGTTGCCCCACCCCCGCGGCTTGTAAGCGTGCCGGGCAGTGTCTCGGTAAGAAGTATGGCAAGTAAACCCAAGAAGGGACTGTGGGACAACATCCACGCCAAACGCAAGCGCATCAAAGCCGGATCCGGCGAACGCATGCGCAAGCCCGGCGAAAAGGGTGCCCCCACGGCAAAGGCGTTACGCGAGAGCGCAAAACCAAAAGCGAAGCCAAAGTCGAAGAGTAAGAGGAAAAAGTGATGCCAGGATACCACAAAGGTAAGAAAAAAGGCGGCGGCAAGAAAAAGTAATGCCGACTAAGCGCAAAAAGGTGCCCGCGTCCAAAAAGTACGCCGACGGCACAACCTACAAGGACAGCGACGGGAAAACGCACAAGCGGATCTCCCGGCCTGGCACAAAGCGTGGCGACGCGTATTGCGCGCGCACAGTAAGTCAAAAGCGTACCCCCAAGGTACGGGTCCGGCGCAAGGCGTGGGGCTGTAGCGGTAAGAAGAGCGTGAAGAGATAAGATGGGTAAAATTGATTTAGGCGTCGACACGTTATTGGGCATGGTGGGCAAGGCTCCCGGCAGCGATCCTCGTTATCGCGGCGTCGCGCCTAATCGCTCGGATTTTACATTTATGCGCTACAAGCCAAACAAGCTGCCGCCGCGCCTAGAGAAATCTTTGACTGCGTTGCGGGATCCAAGCAACCCGATGCGCCAGGATATGCTGAGCAGCATTGAGGCTGGCCTGGAGGTCGGCGAGGATTGGTACAACACCGAGGAGCTGCGTGATTGGTTCGTTGCCGGGTACGGCGAAGAGGAAGGGACCAGGCAGTGGTCTGAGTTTCTTGATCTGGTTGGCGCGACGTCTCCCGGATCAAAGGTGCCACCCAACATCGGCAACGCGTCCGCGGTGCGAAATCGTATGTACACCGACCCGGAGTACATGGAGCAACTGCAAAACCTAGAAACACTCGCGGACGGCCGCGCGTTGGCCAGGGGTCGCGAGAAAGGCTACGGCCACAAGACTGCGGGTTTGCAGGAAATGATTGCTGGGCGCCAGGTGCAGGGCCAGTGGGACGCAAGCGCCGAGCCTGGGGTGTCTGGCACGAAATCGTCCATGGTAGACAACCCTAAGCCAAAGGGCTTTACCCAATCACTGAAGGGTTCCGAGAAAAACATTGCCGCGGATCTGCATTTTACGCGTTATTTCGGCATGGCCTCGATGGACCCCGACTGGTTGGCGGTTGCTGGTACTGAGGTTGGCCAGGATTTTGCCGACGAAATCTTGAATAAATACCCGGCCGCTAAAAAATACTTTTCGACGAACAAAATGGGCAAGCCCGCGTTTAACCCCAAAGCGGCTGTTAAGGATGGCGTCGTCCCGATGGAAGCGATCAAGGACAACCCGGTCGTCTGGTCACAAAAGCCAAACGACAACGAATACGGCGCCATGGAAGATTTTATGTTTGAGCTGGGCCAGGAGCTTGGCTTGACGGGTCCACAGGTCCAGGCGGCGCTCTGGATGGGCGCGGCACGCAAGACTGGCGTCGACCCCACCAGCCAGACGACGTTTATGGGTGCCATTCGTGATCGCGCGGATATCCAGGCGAAAAAGCGCGGCACGACCCGTGAACAGGTGCTGTACGATTTCATCATGAATAAGGGTTTGCTTGCGGTCCCAGCCGCGGCGCCGTTGGGCGTGCTTGGCATGGCGGGCAGCGGGGGTCAGGCGCAGGCGTCAGAGATGCCCAGCGAAATGGAGATTTTGAAATACCTGGAGGCAAACCAATGACCCCAGAGGAACGGATCCGCAGCAAGGTTGCCGGGCTAAAGCAAAACCAAGAGTATCGCCGCGAGGTCGACAAGCGCCGCGAGTTTGACATTGACCACGGGTTTAACCGGGAGGCGTTCAAGACGCGCCCTGGTAAAATCCAGATGGATGACCAGGGTCGCGCCTACCGCACCGCTGGCGATTATGTGTACAGCCTGGAAGACTTGGAGCGCGCGGCCGCGGCACGCAACACGCCCAGCTCAACCAGCAACGCGATTTTCGACCAGGTGTTGAAGCGCACCGGGAACCCCAACATGGCGCGCCACGCGGTTAACGCCGCAAATTTCACGCCTGGCGTGGGTACGGCGATTGGGTTTGAGGAGGCGTATGACGCGCTTACAGAGATCCCCGACGGTTACCGTGAGGGTGATTACATGGACATGGCTAAGAATGCTGGCATGGCGGCGATGGGCGTGGCGGATGCCGCCCTCACGTTGGCACCGTTTGCCAAGCAGGCGGTTCGAGGTGCGCGCGCGTTACCGGGTGCAATGCGCACGGCGGGCGACGCCGCATCCCGCGCCACGTTTGCCGTAGATGACTTTATGGCCCCTCGTCCGCCAAAACAAAACCAATCAGCTCTATTCAATGAGGTGGCGCGCTACCTCGAAAGCCGAGGTAAATAATGGCGATAACGACATACGCTGAGCTGCAAAGCTCGATCACCGACTTTCTCAACCGCGACGACCTCGACACCGTTGCGCCTGATTTCATCACGCTGGCCGAGGCTGACCTGTCACGCAAAATCCGGCATTGGCGCATGGAGGGCCGCGCGACGGCTCAGATCGACACGCAATACAGCGCGATCCCGGCCGATTTCTTGGAGGTCATCACGTTCCATATCACGTCGGGCAACTTGCGTCCGCTTGAGCTGATCAGCCAGGCCGAGATGTTGCAGCGTCGGTACGAAAATTTGGACACCTCTGGGCGTCCGGCGTACTACGCGATCACCGCGGGCGAAATCGAGGTGTATCCGTCGCCTGACGGGACGTATGAAACCGAGCTTTACTACTACAAGCGCATCGACGCGCTGAGCGACAGCAACACGTCAAATTGGTTGCTACAGTATTTCCCGGACGCCTACCTTTACGGCGCCCTGGTCCACTCTGCCCCCTACCTCAAGGATGACGCGCGTATCCAGGTTTGGGCATCTCTTTACGCGCAAGCAATCGCCTCCATTAATGGTGAAAGCGAGGCATCTAAATTTGGCGGTTCCGGCCGTCGCATGAAAATAAGGGCGTACTGACATGAGCTTTTCAAATACATATGAAACACACGTTATGAATTACGTGTTCACAACAACATCCGTGACTAGGCCGACCTCCTGGTATTTGGCGCTTTTCACGACAAATCCAGACGAGGATGCGTCTGGGGCTGAAGTTTCCGGCGGCGCTTACGTTCGTCAATCGGTCACGTTTACAGTTTCCGGCAACGAAGCGACAAACAGCGCGGCAATTGAATTCCCGACAGCGACGGCCGCATACGGCACCGTGACCCACGTCGGCGTGTTTGACGCGAGTAGCGGAGGAAATTTGATATCTTACGCGGCGCTGAGTTCAAGCAAAGCGGTCGGCACTGGCGACGTATTTCGCGTCCCATCTGGTGACCTAGACTTTACGCTAGATTAATGGCCTATCGCGCGTCATACGGGGCGGACACCTACGGGTCGTCGCTTTACGGCGTCACTGGAGCTATAGATGGCTCCACGGACGTCACGTATCGCCCTGCGTATGGCAAGGCGACCTACGGCACTGCCGTGTATGGCGCGGAAGGTAATGAAACGATCACCCTGACGGGCACATGCTCGGCTCAAATTTTAATTGACGGAGCTGCGGCTGCAAGCTCGACACTGACTGCCGCGTCCCAGGCCACTCGAATTATTGAGGGATCAGCCTCCGCGTCATTGCAAAACTTGAGCGGCTCAGTCGGAGAGGTTTACGCGGAAACGGACGGCTATCGCACCGGGTATGGTTTACGCTCCTACGGCACAAGCATTTACGGCGAGAATGTAAGCGTTGAAGTGGGCGTCGCTTCCGCATCCGCAACCCTCACGAGCGCGTGTTCGTTTGAGTTGGTGCGCGAGGCTTCAGCGTTAGCGACTGAAAATCTTACGGGAACCTGTAACGCAGTCTTTAGCGTTCGTGGGTCCGCAACTGGGTCAATGTCCCTCCTCGGCGACGCCGCGCCTGCCCTTGTTATGCTGGCCGCGGGATCCGGCTCTATGGCGCTATCGTCGGCCGCGAGCGGTATTGAGAAATGGGAACCCGTCGATGAGGTCACTGACACCTGGACGCCCGTTGCGGTGACGTCGGAAACCTGGACCCCGGTCACCTGGTCGCGCGCCGCATAGAATTTTGGCCGTGCGCGGCACTTGTGCGATACTGGCGTTAACGAGCTAGGTCGCTTGTTCTCCCCCACATTTTGGAAGACGTGCGCCCGGCAGTAAAAGCAGGAGATTAGCATGCCCACGAATACGACAACCTATTCATTGCAAAAACCAACCGTCGGCGGTGACGAAGACGCCTGGGGTGGTTACATCAATGACAACTTGGATACGATTGACGATTTGTTGGACGGCACGACGCCCGTCACTGGTATCGACATCAACTCAGGTTCAATTGACAACACGCCAATCGGCGCGACAACCGCGTCCACTGGTAATTTTAGCACGCTGTCCATCGGTAGCACCGCGATCACAGCCACGGC